CTGGAACGCCCAGTACATGCAGCAGCCCACGGCAGAGTCATCGGCCATCATCAGCCGCAAGGACTGGAGAATCTGGCCGGGCGACGACCCGCCGCCGTGCGAGTACGTGATCCAGAGCTGGGACACGGCCTTCGAGACCAAGAACAACTCCGACTACAGCGCATGCACCACGTGGGGCGTGTTCTACAACGAGGAGGAGGGCGACAGCCCACAGGTCATCCTGCTGGACGCCTTCAAGGACAGGATGCCGTTCCCGGAGCTCAAGCAAGTAGCGCTCAAGCACTACAAAGAGTGGGAGCCCGACGCGTTCATCGTGGAAAAGAAAGCAGCCGGCGCACCGCTCATTCAGGAGCTGCGCAACATGGGGATCCCGGTCGATGAGTTCTCGCCGAGCCGGGGCAACGACAAGATGGTGCGTCTGAATGCGGTTGCGGATCTGTTCAGATCGGGTAAAGTCTGGGCACCGGACACGCGCTGGGCGCGTGAAGTGATTGAGGAAATGGCGGCGTTCCCGGTTGGGGAGCACGACGACTACGTGGACACCTGCACACAGGCTCTCCTGCGCTACCGCCAAGGCGGGTTCATCAGTCTGGACACTGACGAGCGCGACACAGGCTACCACGTCCCGCGCCGAGCCGCGTACTACTGAGGACCATCATGGCCACCAACATCGACAAAGCGCTGTTCCAGCAACCCACAGGCCTCGCCGCAGCGGCGGAGAACGAGGAGCCGATCGAGATTGAGATTGTCGACCCCGAGGAGGTCAGCATAAAGGCCGGCGACCTTGAGATCTAGATTGAGAAGGCCGAACCCACCGCCGAGGACTTTGACGCCAACCTTGCCGAGTTCATGGATGAGTCGGCCATGGACACAATGGCCAGCACACTGGCCGGCGACATCGACAACGACAAGAACTCCCGCAAAGAGTGGGAGAAAACGTACACCGAAGGCCTCAAATTGCTGGGCCTGCAGTACGAGGAGCGCACCGAGCCGTGGAACGGCGCGTGTGGCGTGTACTCGACCGTCTTGACCGAAGCCGCTGTTCGTTTCCAATCCGACACCATTGTCGAGACATTCCCCGCCGCAGGCCCCGTCAAGACCGAGATCGTTGGCGCGATCACCAAGTACAAGGAAGAAGCAGCCGAGCGTGTCCGCGATGACATGAACTACAAGCTCACCGAGGAGATGCCTGAGTATCGCCCGGAGCATGAGCGCATGCTGTACTCGCTGGGTTTGGCAGGCGCGGCGTTCAAGAAGGTCTATTACGACCCGGCGCTGGGGCGGCAGGTATCGATGTTCATCCCCGCCGAAGAGATCATCATGCCGTACGGGGCGTCGAGCATCCTCAACGCCGAGCGTGTGACACACATCATGCGCAAGACCAAGAACGACATGAAGAAGCTGCAAGTCGAAGGCTTCTATCGTGACATCGATCTTGGCGACCCGGTGACGATCCACACCGACGTAGAGAAGAAGAAAGCCGAAGAGCAAGGCTACAGCCTGACCGATGATGATCGGTATCAGGTCTATGAGGTCCACGTTGACCGCGTCATCGATGCCGACCCACTCAAAGACGACGATGGTGTGGCACTGCCCTACGTCATCACCATCGAGAAGGGGACCAACAATGTCCTTGCCATTCGCCGCAACTGGAACCCGGACGACGACAAGAAGCTCAAGCGTCAGCACTTCGTACAGTACACGTACATTCCGGGCTTTGGTGCTTACGGCTTGGGTCTTATCCACCTTATCGGTGGATATGCTCGTGCTGGCACTTCTCTCATCCGGCAGTTGGTTGACGCCGGTACTCTCAGCAATCTTCCCGGCGGTCTGAAGTCTCGTGGCCTGCGCATCAAGGGCGACGACACACCGATCGCTCCGGGTGAGTTCCGCGACGTAGACGTGCCTAGCGGGGCAGTGCGTGACAACATCATGCCACTGCCGTACAAGGAGCCGAGCCAAACTCTGCTGGCGCTGCTCAACCAGATTACGGAAGAGGGTCGTCGACTGGGATCGATCTCCGAGATGAAAGTCTCGGACATGTCCGCACAGGCCCCGGTGGGCACGACGCTGGCTCTGCTGGAGCGGCAGTTGAAGCTCATGAGCGCGGTTCAGGCTCGCGTTCACTTCGCCATGAAGCAGGAGTTCAAGCTCCTGAAGGCGATCATCCGCGACTACACCCCCAGCGAGTACGACTACGAGCCCGTGGACGGCCCGCGTACAGCCAAGCGCGAAGACTACGACATGGTGGAGGTCATCCCCGTGTCGGACCCCAACAGCGCCACGATGGCGCAGCGGATCATGCAGTACCAAGCTGCGATCCAGTTGGCTCAAGGCGTTCCGCAGATTTACAACCTGCCTGTCTTGCATCGTCAGATGCTCGAAGTCTTGGGCATCAAGAACGCCGACAAGCTTGTGCCTGTCGATGACGACATGCTGCCCAAGGACCCGATCAGCGAGAACATGGCCTTCCTAAACGGCCAGCCGACCAAGGCGTTCTTGTATCAGGACCACGACGCGCACATTGCTACGCACCTGATGTTCATCCAGAACCCCAACATCATGCAGATGGTTGGGCAGTCGCCGATGGCTCAGCAGATGCAAGCCGCTGTCATGGCGCACATCAACGAGCACCTTGGCTTCCAGTATCGGATGCAGATCGAGGAGAAGCTTGGCGTCCAACTGCCCCCGCCCAACGAGCCACTGCCCGAGGATGTGGAGGTTCGTCTGTCGCGTCTGGTGGCTCAGGCCGCAGTGCAGTTGACGCAGCAGGCTCAGGCGATGGCGCAGCAACAGCAGGCTCAGCAAGCAGCGCAAGACCCGCTGGTCCAGATGCAGCAGGCCGAGTTGCAGATTAAGGCGCAAGAAGCCCAGACCAAGGCGCAGAAGGTGCAAGGCGATCTGGCCATCAAGCAGCAAGAACTCCAGCTTAAAGCGCAAGAAATGGCCAGCCGTCAGGGTGAAGACCCGGCTGTGGCTGCCGCTCGCGCTCAGCAGGAGATGCAGACGGCACAAGCTCAGCAGACCGCGCAGATGCGAGCAGACATGGAGCGGCATCAGATGGAGATGCAGCAACGTGAGCAAGAGCATCAGCAGCGCATGACGTTCCAGCAGCAGTCTGACGCGCTCAAGCTCAAGCAGCAAGCCTTGCAGATGGCGCAGCAACCCAAGAGCAACGATAACGAGTGAAAACCATCTTCGTCAGTATCGCGTCGTACTGCGACCCCGAGTTGCCGTACACCATACAGAACGCCTTAGACAACGCTTCCAGCGTTGATCGACTGCGTATTGGCGTTGTGGAGCAGCACACCGAAGAAGCCAGACTGCGCTTTGACGAACATGCTGCTCCATACATTCGCTATCTGCGTGTTGACCCCGCTCACTCTCGTGGCGCGTGTTGGGCACGGTCAGTAGCGATGACGCTGTACGAAGGCGAAGATTGGTTCTTCCAGATCGACTCGCACATGATGTTCGAGAAAGACTGGGACAAGTACTTCATCGAGCAGTGGCACGAGTGTCGCAAGCAGTCTAAGAAGCCGCTTATCTCCAGCTACCCGCACGCGTACGAAATCAAGGACGGAGAAAGAGTAAAGCTAAAAGCCACTGACGGTGCGCTCGTACACGTAGTACCGGACACGCATAGCTTTGAAGAGGGTCACCTTGCGTTGGCGTTCAACGCCGTGCCGTTCGACACCACCAAGCCTGTACGCGGTTTCCACATCGGCGCAGGCTGTCTCTTCGCCCCCGGCAACTTTGTCTCGGAAGTACCGTACGACCCCTACGCGTACTTTACGGGAGAGGAGCAAGCGCTTGCGCTTCGCGCCTTCACTCGTGGGTGGGACATCTTCCATACCCCCAACCTGCCCGTGTATCACCTCTATGACACGGGCGACGGCTCCGTCACGCGGCCAAAGCACTGGGACGAGACTTCTGACAAAGAACGCCAAGTACGGTGGTGGGAGCGCGACAAACAAGCTAAGACGCGGTTCCAGAAGCTTGTCGATAGTCACCCGATGGGCATCTACGGCGCGGGGCGCAGGCGCTCCGTAGCCGACTACGCAGAGTTCTGCGGTATTGACTACAAGACAAAGACATTGACCAAGACGGCTCGTGTCGGGCCTTGGGCTACAAAGGAGTAAGCATGGCTACCACTGTCTTCGCTGTGATCACCAAAGAGATAGAAGAACGGCAGAAGTCTCTTTCTGACGCGCTCGCTTCAGGCGCGGCCAAGGACTACGCCGAGTACAAATACATGTGTGGGGAAATCCGGGGTCTTTCCTTTGCGCATGCCTACGTAACCGACCTCGTGCGAAAACTGGAGCAAGACGACGATGAGTGAACTACTTGTAAGTCAGGACGGCACTAACGCCACCACACTGCCGGAGACGGCAGAAGAAAAGGCACGCCAAGTTCCTGATCCATCCTCCTACCATCTCTTGTGCGTTCTCCCGGAGATTGATGAAGAGTACGAAAGCGGCCTGATCAAAGCAGGCCAGACGATGCACTTTGAAGAAGTGCTGTCACCCGTGCTGTTCGTCGTCAAGATGGGGCCGGATGCTTACAAGGACGAGAAGCGGTTCCCTAGCGGCCCGTCTTGCAAGGTAGGTGACTTCGTGCTGGTTCGCCCCAATACGGGCACCCGCATCAAGATTCACGGTAAAGAATTCCGGATCATCAACGATGACTCGGTCGAAGCCGTGGTTCAAGACCCCCGTGGCATTACACGTGCGTAAGGAGTAAACCATGCCGCTCGACAAAGACGAGTTTAAGTTTCCCGACGAGAAGGAAGAAGTCTCTGCGTCGCAGGCTGACGAGTTGGAGATTGAGGTTGAAGACGATACCCCTCCGGAGGATCGCAACCGCAGGCCAATGAATGAGCCGCCGAAGGATTTTGCCGACGATGAGTTGGCTAAATACGACGAAGGCGTACGCAAGCGCATCCAACACTTCACTAAGGGTTATCACGAAGAGCGCCGCGCCAAAGAGGCCGCTTTGCGTGAAAAAGAAGAGGCTATTCGCGCTGCGCAAGCCATTGTTGAGGAGAACAAGAAACTCAAAGGTTCTCTCTCGCAAGGGCAGCAAGCACTCCTTGAGCACGCTAAACGAGTAGTTGCCAACGAGTTGGAAGACGCCAAGCGCAAATATAAAGAGGCGTACGAGGCAGGGGATTCCGACGCGCTGGTTGCAGCGCAGGAGGAGTTAACGGCGGCGAAGCTCAAGATTGAGCGCGTGAACAATTTTAAGCCCGCCCCTTTACAACAAGAAACTCCTGCTGTACAAACTGACCAAAACGTAACCGCCCCTCAACCGGACCCCCGTGCGCTAGAGTGGCAAAGAGAAAATAAGTGGTTTGGTAAAGATGAGGAAATGACGGGCTTTGCGCTTGCTTTGCATAACAAGCTCATCAGGACCGGCATCGACCCCACATCAGACGAGTACTACGAGCGGGTTAACGCCCGCATGCGGCAAGTGTTTCCGGATGCCTTTGAGGACTCCGACAAACAGGCGAATGCGTCATCTTCGTCCCGTAAAGCAAACGTAGTAGCTCCTGCGTCGCGTAGCACAGCGCCCAAGAAGATCGTGCTGACGAAGTCGCAGGTTGAAATCGCCAAGCGGCTAGGCGTTCCTCTGGAACTCTATGCTCGTAAGGTTGCGGAAGAAATGAGGAAATGATCATGGCTGAATCAAATCGTTTGACCCGAGAACTCGAAACTCGTGACGTATCGGCGCGCCCTGTGCGCAAGTGGACGCCGCCCCAATTGCTCCCCGAGCCGGAACCGGAACCGGGCTGGGCATTTCGGTGGATTCGTTTGAGTACTCTCGGCACCGCTGATCCGGCGCACATTTCCGCCAAATTGCAAGAAGGTTGGGAGCCCGTCAAGGCTTCTACGCAACCCAAGTTGCATGTCATGTCCAACCCCAACAGCCGGTTTCCCGACTGCATTGAGATTGGCGGACTTCTTCTTTGCAAAACCCCTGTTGAGTTGACGGAGCAACGAAACGCCTACTACACGCAGCAGGCTGATTCGCAAATGCGTTCTGTCGACAATAACTTCATGCGCGAGAATGATCCTCGGATGCCGCTTTTCTCGGAGAAGCGCTCCAAGGTGACTTTTGGCAAAGGCACTTAATCTAGGAGTCCAACATGGCTTACCCCTCTGTTGACGCCGCGTACGGTTTCAAGCCAATCAATGAACTGAACGGCCTACCCTATGCGGGCGCAATCCGCCAATTTCCGATTGCTCGGAACTATGGCACCGCCATTTTCAATGGCGACCTCGTGGAGTTGATCGCTAACGGTACCGTTGCGCTCACCGGCATGACCACTTCCACCACGACGACGGCTCGCGCCGGTCAAGTTGGTGTGTTCGTGGGCTGCTCGTACACCAACCCCACCACCGGCCAGAAGCAGTTTGCCCAGTATTACCCCGGTAATGTGCTGGCGAACGACATCATGGCTTTCGTCGTGGATGATGACCGTGCGGTCTTCAAGGCAGTGATGATCGGTCAGCCCTCGGCTGGTCTGAGCAACACCGCCACCACGGTTGGCTACGCTGCGCAAAGCTTCGTTGGCAACAACGTGTACTGCGTGACGGGCACTGCTGGTAGCACTGCTTCCGGCAACTCCGCTATGGGCGTGTCGGGCGACCAGCCCAGCAACGGCACCGGTAACGTGGCTGTGGCTACGGCCCTGCCGTTCCGCGTGGTTGGCGTTGTGCCTGAGACTGCTGTGACCCTGACCGGCACCGGCAGCACCTCTGGCTCTTCGACTACGGTGACGCTGGCTGCTGCTGTGACTGGCCTCCAGTCTGGTATGCAACTGATCGCTCCGTCGGGTACCGGCTCGCTGGCTGGTAACTTCATCACGGTGACTAACGTGAACGGCACGACCGTTACTGTGTCGAGCGCTATCACGCTGGCCTCTGGCTCCGCTCTGACCTTCGTGGGCTACCCCGAAGTTCTGGTGAAGTGGAATCAGGGTTACCACTCGTATGCCTTTGCAACCGGCATCTAAGGAGTAACTAAAAATGGCAATTTCTCGTGCCCAACTACTGAAAGAACTCCTGCCGGGTCTTAACGCCCTGTTTGGTCTGGAGTACGCTCGCTACGGCGAAGAGCATAAGGAAATCTACGAAACGGAGACTTCCGAGCGCTCGTTCGAAGAGGAAACCAAGCTGTCTGGCTTCTCCGCCGCTCCGGTGAAGAACGAAGGCGCTGCGATTGCATACGACAACGCGCAGGAAGCTTGGACCGCTCGTTACAACCACGAAACCATTGCAATGGGTTTCTCGATCACCGAAGAGGCGGTTGAGGACAACCTGTACGACTCTCTGTCGTCCCGGTACACCAAGGCTCTGGCTCGTGCGATGGCCTACACCAAGCAGGTGAAGGCTGCTGCCATCCTGAACAACGGCTTCAATTCCGGTGTGACGTATGGCGACGGCGTGTCCCTCTTCTCGACGGCTCACCCGCTGATCAGCGGTGGCGTAAACAGCAACCGTCCCGCCGTTGGCGCTGATCTGAACGAAACGTCGTTGGAAAACGCCGTGATTCAGATCGCAGCGTGGACGGACGAACGCGGTCTGCTGATCGCTGCTAAGCCCCGTAAGCTGATTGTTCCTTCGGCGCTTCAGTTCGTTGCGACCCGCCTCTTGCAGACTGAACTGCGTGTGGCGACCGCCGACAACGACATCAACGCCCTGAAGAACAACGGTTCCATCCCGGAAGGCTTCACGATCAACCACTTCTTGACTGATAGCAACGCGTGGTTCCTGACCACGGACGTGCCTAACGGTCTGAAGCACTTTGTTCGTACGCCTATGCAAACCGGCATGGACGGTGACTTCGACACTGGCAACGTGCGGTACAAGGCCC